ATTGGCTATATCCTAGCCTTTTCAGGCCCGATGATTTCTAAACGGGACAGCAGTGTTCTATAATACGATGACCGACAAACGAAACATCGAACTTGGATTGAAAATGTTCGTTGACGGAACGTTGTCCTTCTTCGTTGCTTCCGGTGACACGCCTTTTTGCGTCAAGGACATCTTGCATGAAGTTTCGGACAATTACAGAAAGGCAAACAAGAAGAGACTTGAAGCAATCGCCCGAATGGATAAGGCGAACGAATATTTGAAGTCTTGCGAATGCGTTTGTTATCCACTAGGTGAAAAAGAAACGAACGCGCAAGAATGCGTTTACATCAAGGATGGTGTTGTTGTCGCCTTTGCTCATTACGAGCCGAAAGAAGGCGGTTTTTATGCGTTCAACAATGAAGGGCAAGGTTGGCTTGATTGGAGACCGCAAGTGCATCTTGCCAACTTGCGCCGTTTGAGTTATCCATATTTCAATGAGATAAAGAAGGCGGCGTTCAAGTCGCCGGAAGAATGGTTTGAATAATAAAGAAAAGGAAACATGGAAAAGTTATATCATATATCGGACACCCTTCAAAAGCTGATTGATTGGGATTCCATTTACAAGATGGAACGTGAAGTTGGCGGACATGATGAACAAATGAAAGGATTGTTCAAGGGCGCGGAAGTCATCGCGCATTGGAATGAAGGTTCTTATCAAGGCATGGTTGCAACGTGCGTGAAACTTCCGGATGGTCGATTCGTTGCTTATAATGATTACTACGGATCATGTTCCGGATGTGATGATTGGGTTGACGCTACGGATGAAGAAGTTCATTCAATGTGTATCAATCGAGCAAACGGCGCATACATCTTCAAGTCATTGAATGATGTGATGTCATTCCTTTCGCAAGATTCTTATGATTCATATTCATGGGATAATGATTGCGCAAAGCAATTGTTGGGAATGATAAACGTTTATCTGTTCTTCAAGCAATTGAAACTCATGGGATTCGTGGAAACAGAAACAAACCATGCAACGATTGAGTGGTTCGGCTTCAAGGTTAGGGTCTTTTATAGCGACAACCAAAAGGCAACCGTTGAACTTGTAGGAAAGAACGCGCATGATGGTTCGGAATGCGGAATGCGTTCAATCGTTGACGTTCCGGATTGTTCAAAAGTAACTGGCGAAGAATTAATCGCATATCTCAACGCGAAGGCGTTCAAGCCTTCTTTTGATATGTTAGATAAGAAGTTTGCCGAATTACTAAGCAACAACCAATTCAATAACATGTTAAATAATGACGTATGAATGGAAAGACAATATATCACGTTTCATTTGGAGATGATGAAAACTATTATTTCGGGTCATTGGCGGCGATTTATGACCGCTTTACGCCTTCCGAAATGGGCGTATCGCTTGCCCGGCTCTACGATGTTGCAATCACGCCGGAAAAGCCATATAGAAACAAAAAGTACATCATCCGGAAAGGGTTCTTGCAACGAAAGAAAACCAATCGGAAAGTACCAAGAATGCAATGATGTTGATTATTACTGGATTGAAGTGAACGAAAAAACACGTTCATTTCCTCATAATAACATGGAAAAGTTCATCGAACACCGATTATCCGGCGACTACTGGATTAAAGAAATGGGCGGTGGGCGTATTTCGTAAATGAAGTAACTTTGCAAATAACAAAAGATATGGATTTTGATAAAATGACAGACAAACAAATTGTCGAACATATAAAGAATGGCGACAATTACGCAATGACATCGAGCATGCTTCTTGCGACTGAAGGGATGTATGGCGAAAAGCCCGACCAAAAAGAAGCGTTCCGATTGATGCGAAAGGCATTGAAGGAAGGCAAAACTTTCCGATGCGCTCATTACGATGGGGAATCTTGCGAATGCGCAATGCCTTCCGGGTTTGAAATGTGGATTCAATAACAAAAGAAAAGGGATGACTTTCACCATCCCTTTTCTTTATTTCATTTTATCCATCAACTTGCACATTTCCTTATATAGTTCGGGACAAAGTTCTTTGAACAAAGCATTGCCGCCCCAGTAGTTTTCGGATGCGTGCGCAATAAATTCCTTAAACTTCAAATCTCCCTTCCAATAGGAAACAGAATGTCCAACACTCCAAATAAAGCGGTGTCCTTTGACAAGTGATTGAATCGTATCAGACAATGCACCAAGCATTTCAACATCGTTTTTCGTCTTGATGCCGGCAAGATTCAAATCCTTTTCCTTTTGAAAAATTGCGGCTTCAATTGCTGCGCCACCATCTTTGTTTATCTTTTTCTCAAAAGTAGAGAACAAATCTTTCCATTCTTTGCGCGAACTCCATTCACCAGTTGGTGAAAGACCATCACGCGCATGCCCAAATTCGTGATAAATAATTTTGGTTAGATATTTATCAGAACTTATAAATCGGTCTTTTACACTCGTTCTATTCCACGGCATACGGACATATTTAAATGCAGGCGAATAATAACAACATGAATCGTGACCAGTACCAACGGTTGACAATGGGACATATTCTTCAAGACTATCAAAGAAACGCTTTCTTGGCATTGATTGAGTAACATCAATATTCAACTTCTTTTTCATTTCCTCAAAGAATTGATACGGCATTTTAGGCGATATTTTGCCCAATCCGTAACCAATTGCCATTTTGCTTGATGACAATTGATAAATGTTATACGCCGCTTCAATCTCTCTATACATTGAAATATATCCTTCTTTTACAACATCAGCACTTTCGATTTTCTTGATATATCCATTAAACAATGTTCGCCACTTCATCGGAATCTTGTCAAGGTCTTTCGCCGCCGACAATTCGCCAAGATGGGCAATCGCATTCAAATGATCGCCAAGACCCTTGCCAATGTGCTTGTTGATTGGTTGAATGACATTGACATCAAGTAAAGTTGGTTGTCCTTTGTATGTAGCATAATTCGCCTTGATTGTGCGCCAAAACGTTTTAAATCCCGGTTGGCAATTCTCGTTGCTTCCATATAGCGCATCAAACGCATCGAAGAAATTCTTTGCACGTTCGACAAACGTTTTACTTTTATCGTCTTTCGTGTATGTCACCGATGGCGTTTTTGGCATGACGATTGCAACATTGCCGACATTCAAATCTTCTTCGACATCATCCGGTGGTGTTGGAATGCCGCCGGTCAACATCTTTGATAATTTTCCCATCAATCCATTCAATCTTTGCTTGATGTTTGCTTTTCCCATCAACCATGAACGGATGTCGGATGCCACGATGTCAACATCTGACTGAACGTCTGACGCATCAATCTTGTGCGAATTGGCTTCCTTGATTGCTTTCCGGGCATCAGAAATGTATGTGTTGTAATCTCTTTCCGCATTGAGATAACGCGTTTCAAGTTCCGCTTGTGCCTTCAATATCAAGCTAGAATCATGCGCGTTCATTGCTTGGTCAAGAATATACGTATTCAATCCCCATTTGTCGCATTTCGCGCGGATTTCCTTGTCTGCTTGCTCCATCATCAACGCCTTCTGTTCGATTGTCGCGATTCTCGACTTGATTTTCGGAACATCCTTCGCGGCAACGCATTGTTCAAGCATTGACGATTGAACCGTCAATCCCCATTTGCTTGCAAGCTGCCTTGCATTGTTGATTTGTTGCATGATACCCGCCAATGGGTCAACATTTGCTTCCGGAACAATCGGCAACTTGATTTTCAAGCCTTCTTTCAATGAGCCATTCAAGAAGTTGTCTTTGATGAAATAAGGCGTGGAAGACCAGTTCTTTTGCGCTTCAACGTGGGCATCCACCCAGTTGTTGAAGCCTTCCGGCATCTTGTCGATTGTTTCCGGGGAAATGTACTTCTTTGCTTCCGTTCCCTTCAAAGCTGCCTTCAATCGGTTCACGCGGTCATTCTTGCGCCCTTCTGAAAAGTAATCTTCAATGATAGGGATTGCAAAACACATACATTGTGGATGCCAACCAACGAATTTGAATGTCTTCGGGTATCGACCGACCAACTTTTCACATGTTGAACACTTGCAAAGTGGTTCATGGTTGGAACGCATAATCTCGAAGCCAACAACGAAATCAAGGTTTTGCCAACGTTGGTAATCGCTTTCGCGGTATGCCATGTTTATTTCCGACCTTGTAAGGCGCATTGCGTTCTTGTATGAAGAACGATAAACGCCGCGCCCCGGATGGAACGCCTTTGCAGCCTTCGACAACACAAGATTTCCTCTTTTGTCCCTTACGCGGCGGAACAATCGGTTCGGATTATTCAGATTTTGACGCACATCCCTTGAAAGTTCTTGCGCCGAACGACCTTCACCCAAACCGACATCAAGCGCGTGTTCAATCTGTTCGCGGAATTGGTCGGTGTACTTCCATACGCGTTGTGAAAGGTTCATTCCGGCAACCTTGCGCGCTTGGAAGGCATAAAGCGCATCAAGACATTTGTCGGTCATCTGCTTCAATTCCGACTTCTTCAACTTCGATGTGTCGAAGATTGACTTGATGAAGGCATCATTCTTCTTGCAGGAAAACAACCATTGTTTCCTTGAACCGGTTTCGATGACCGATTGCACCTTGCTTGTAAGGCTTGCAACGGTCTTCTGCATCTGTGCCTTCACCTTCGGGTAATCATCAAAGGAAAATGGCTTGTCGGGGTCGAAATCCGCCTTTGAAGCTGCATTCGTGATTTCGTTCGTGGCAATGACAAACAACTTGTCAACCGCCTTCGTGTAACTATCGGTCGTGCGATAATGTGCCATGTCGAAATCCTTGATGGAAAACCGGTTTGTCTTCAATCTCTTCTTGCCCATGATGGTTTATTGTCTTAATGAGAAATGTTCATCACAAGCCGGATCAGAAAGGAAAATGCACCATTTTCCGCCTTCCGCCTTGTGCGGGCATCGGCACAATATCGGCTCGCCTTTGAGTGATAACGAATGCCAATCATACGAATTGGCGCAATCACGGCAATGATATTGTGTCGATGCGCTGATACCAGTTGTTTTTCTTCGTGCCATTACTCTTCATCAAGTTGTGGTTCACCAATGACGAAAGAATTGTCCCTTGCGGATTCATCGTTTATCTTCTCCATCGTGACCTTCGGATTGTTGGAAAGTTTGGCTTTCTCGATTGATTCTTCTTGTGAAAGAACCGGTTTGTTTCCGTTGGCGGTCAACCAGTAGTTCAATTCATTCAATTCATCAACCAACATGTACGGCGTGATTTCCGGTTCAATCTCCAAGTTGTCTGCATCAGCTTCCAGTTTGGTGTTGAACTTGCCAATGTATGCCTTGATGACGTTCGCGCGGCGTGGAAGGTAGTCATCGAAGATTTCCTTCTTGTCTTGCACCTTCAAATGGGCATCCATGAACAACAACTTCAAGGCGATTCCGGAAATTGATCCCAATCCTTTGACCGAATCGAAGGAAATGTCCGGTGTCTGTGAAATTGTGTAAATCAGTTTGAGCAATGTTTCAATCTCCAACTTGACCGATTCCGGCGCATTCTGCCATGCAAGGTATTTCGCATCTGCATCACCTTCACCTTCGATAATCGCGCCGGCTTCGCCCTTCTTGCTGAATCCCTTCAATTCACCTTTGACGAATATCTTTGGCGAAGCATGATAATCGTTCGTATCTGAAAAATTGGAAAGAAGTTTCTCCAATCTGTCAATGAGACGGTCAACATCTTCTGTCTCGAACTCGTCTTGATGACCGAATATCACCGGAATCTTGCCAATGACAACCGGCTTCGGATAGCCTTCCACAACTTCCATGCCCTTTGCGGTTGTTGTCCACAACCAATGTTCTTCATCGGTGTATGTCTCGAAGTAATTGAAGATGATGCCCTTTGAATCCTTGCGGCTGAATGAGCGCGAGAATGCAATCATGTCACCGGATTCATCAAAGTAAGGATAAAGCGTATCGCCGTTCTTTGGTGAAAGGATGGTGCAACGCAATTTGTACTTGCAGGGGAATCCGTATTTCGTATGTTCCGCAACTTCCACCGGAAACCACAATTCCGCAGCTTCCTTGTATGAAAAGATAGCGCGCGCAATCTTGCGGTTCAATGAGTTGACCTTGGCATCCTTCAAAATCTTGTTGAACGCCTTCATCACCAGTTCTTGATTTTCGTTTTCCGGTGTACTCTGCCAATCGACCGGATTTCCAAAACAGAAGGAAACGGCGCGTTTGATAATCAGTTTTTGCAGGGCGACCGCGTTTCTCGCAACCTTTTCGGTTCGGGTGTTCGTTGTCTCTCCATCGACTTCAATCACCTTTTGCGCTGATTCGCCGTTGTCCTCATCGTCAACATCAATCTTCACCTTTTTGTCCGGGCGAAGAATCGGATTGTTGATGTCGTGCAACTTTGGATCAAGTGCCTTCGCCGCATGTTCGATGTCCGGTTGCGGAATATAACGGCATCCCTTCATTTCCTCGACCACATCACCGGCATTCTCCATTGATATGTTCTTTCTTGCTGCAATTTCTTCAATTTTCATGTTATTCTTATTTTAATGTTTACAAATTATTGACTACGCAAAAAGATAGGATAAATTCGTCTTTCCGCGCTTATTTCTTTTTTCAACTGTTCCGGTCAACGCATCCGGCGCATCATCATGTTCGTTCTTTCCGGCTTTCAGATAGCCCAAAATTGCCTTGTTGAACTCCGGGAACAATCTTTCCCATCCTTCCGGCATATATGTCAAGTTCTGAACCGCCGCCGAATTACTGAAAATACGGACATCCTTGTTGTCCGTTTGTGTGAACCAATGAAACTTTGTCTTGGCGTTGCCCATCATGCGGCATTGCTTTTCAACGGCGCGTTGGAATCCTCGACCACCATTGTTCGATTCAACGTTGCATTCGGCGACCAAATGGCGTGTAAGCATCCGGGCGGTTGCAACTTCGGTGAACTCCATCGGCTTTTGGGTGTAAAGAACATCCAACAAGAAGTTTCCGATTTCCGTTTCATCATAGACGATGGCGCAAAGATAATCTTCACCGGTGTCGGCGGTATCAATGTACGCCTTTCTAGTGCAATGAAGCGTTGCAGGGCGGATTGTGTATGTTTGGAAGCCAAACGAATACATCAAGCCTTCGGATGGCTTCGGGTCTTGCTGATAAAGCGATTCAAACACTTGCGGGTTTCGCTTTCTGATAAGTTCCAACTTATGCTTGGAATGTCGTTCTTTCCACAATGGTTCACCTTCTTGTCTTGGGTCGTAATCAGTTGGCGCACCTTCCTTGATAGCCTTATAAACACAAACAACCCATCCGTCCGGATTCTCCTTTGCATCATATACGCCTTGCGTGCGAAGCAATTGTCCGGCAAGATCATCTTCGTGCCAACGTGTGAAGACCATCAATTGTTGGCTTTCGTTGTGCAATCGTGTTTCGGCAACGGTGTCATACCAGTCGGAAACAGATTCGCGCACCACCGGCGACCATGCGGTTTTTGCATCCTTGTAGATGTCATCCATGATAAGCACATCAACCGGTTCACCAGTCAACGCACCACCAACGCCCACGGTCTTCACGCTTCCGCGGTGGTCAACAATCTCAAATTCTTCGGTTGTACGGATGTAGCCCTTGCCGGAATCCTCACCGAATTGTGACATACCAAGACGCGTGTCCGGGAAAATCTCGTTGTACTCTTCCGAATCAATGATTCGTTGAATCTCGCGGTTGAATTTCTTCGCCTTCGTTGCAGAATAAGAAACCACCGCAAGACGCGTGTCCGGATTCATACCTTCAATAAACGCCGGAAGTCGGCGGGTTGAACCTTCCGACTTTCCATGTTGCGGCGGCATGAACACCATCAGTTTCTTGATTTCCTTGTGTGCGAACCGCGAAAGAATATCGTAATATCGCCGGTGGAAATCAGCAGGACGGAAGGTTGGCATCGTTGCAAGGGTGAAACGAAAAAGGTTGGAACGACTTTCGCGCACAAGCCTTTCTCGCATTGCCTTCAACAAAAGAACCTTGTTTTCTCGTTCCTTGCTCTTCTTCGTTCTCGATGTTGCCATTACTCCAACTTTCTTTTTAATTCCTCGATGTCCTTGTCAAGTTCATCATCCGACTTGTCGGCAAACAGATCCTTTCCATCCTTTCCGGTCATTTCGGTCGTTTGCTTGTTCTTCCAATGTTCCGGGTCGCCGTTGGTTAGGGTGAAGATGATTGCCGCCGTGTCCGGTTGGAAATGCTTCTTGTTGGTCTTCTGTTCCTTGATTTTAGGCTTTCCACCCTTTCCGGGAATGGTTGTCACCGATGTCTCGGTCACTTCATAGCCGCGAATCTTCTTCAACAAGGATTTCTTCGCTTCGATGACGAACATCTGCATCCTCTCTTCCTTGGCGGCGTTCACCGCTTCGGCAAATTCCGGATGGTCGTTCATCCATTGATGGTATGTCTTTTGCGTTATTTCCACTTGGCGGCATACTTCGGCGATGGTGTACGTGTCCGACTTGATCAGTTCAAGGATTGCATCAATTGTTTTCTTGTTATATTTTGCCATGTTATGCCTTTTTAGTTCCTTTTTTGTTACATTGATAACTATTCTTTCAACTCACATATAAAGCCGCGGTCTTGCAACTCCGAATAAAGAAGGGACAATTGGGAAACGTTGGCGCATTGCACAACCAGTTTGGTTGACAACTCCTTCTTCACGTCTTCCTTCTCTTCCTCTTCTTCCGGTTGCGCAAGGTCGATGCCCCAGTCTTCCGGCTTGATGTCGTTCCATCTTGCGGTGATATCCTCGATTGCGTTCTCATCCCATTGAAGGTTTGCGTCCGATGTGGCGTTGTCTGCCAATGCCATTTCACGCCCCTTCTCCGAATCAAGGTCAATGTCCTTGCGTTTCACGGCGACAATCTGATTTCCGTCCGTCTCGACCACAATCACGTTGTCAAGCCCGATGTTTGCGGCGTTCTCGATTGTCTTGTTTCCGGCGATGATGCGGTTGTTTCGGTCAATGAGGATGGAACGTCCTGCACCGAACTTGCGCAACGAGTTTTCTATAAGGTGTTGTCCGTATTCCGTGCCCTTGTTGGCGTTCAAATCATCCGGCACAAGGTTTTCAATCTTTGTTTCGATTATCATTGCTGCCATGCCTACATGAATAAGAAGTTCAACAGAAGGACAAAAGGAATCGCGAATGCCGCGCCAATGACCGAAAAGAAGAAGTCAAGGAACTCAATCTTTCCGTGTCCCTTGGATTCCCACCACTCTTGAAAAGCTGCCGCCAACATTCCGGAAAAGAATCCCACCGCCGGATGAAACCACATGCCAAGGACGATTGACATGATGAATCCGCACATGAAGTTCGTTCGCTTCTTCTCATCGTTGATGTTATTCCACACCATCTTGATTGCGGTTGCGACATAATGAACCACAGCGCCAAGATAAGCGATGATGCTTGCAGTTACCAACAATCGGTTGAAAGGGCTTTCCCCGGTAACAAACACCGGCGGTTGCGTTCCACCACCTTTGACCCCAAGGTACACTTTGCCACCGAAAAGGATTCTCACTCTTTCCCAAACAGAAGGTTTCCAACAAGAAACGCATTGTTTTCCGTCACTCCACACATGAAGGGATGCGCATTCGGCATCCGTCATTGTCGATGGTTTCTGCAACACTTTGGTTGCTTCTTTGAAATTTATTGGTTTCATATCTTTGCAATTTTAAATTAAAAATTCAAATTCGACTGCAAAGATAAAGCGATGTATTATAATAATACACCGCTTTTCAAAAAAGATATTATTTATTTTTCAACATTTCACCGGTTTAACCCTAATCGGCAACCCGGAAAACACCCATGCAAGAAGGGCGGCATCCCTTGATTCTTGGTTTGTTCGCCCCTTAATCGGCATAAAACTCTTGATTTCCTCATCCGTGATTTTGCGGTCTTTGCCCTTCCAACACTTGAACAATGGAAGGTGTTCCACCACCTTCAAGCCATAGGAACGCGCCATTTCGCAAATCAAGATTCCGGTTTGGTGGTTCTGCCCTACCGAATACCCTTTTGCGGCGATGACGTTCTTCGTGTCTCTTATGCAAAGATGCCAATTGTTCTTGCCTTTTATCCATGATGCTTCAACAACCACCGTGATTTCCACGTCCCGGCAATTCTGATCATACGACAACGCGCGAAACCTTTCAACGATTTCGTGAAAAGATTTCGCGGTTGTCTCCACTTCCTTTGTGTTCACTTTAAGAACACAATACCCCGACTTTTCGATGTCGGGGTCAATGCCAATGATGATTTTCTCCATGCTAGAAAGGCAAATCATTATTGTTTCCAGTTCCGGCGGCGGTCGTTCCTGCGGTCGTTCCGGTCGTTCCGGTCGTTCCTGCGGTCGTTCCCTGCGCGTTTCCGGTGTTCTCGTTGCTCTTCATGCCGCAAAGGTTCACTTCGTTGGCATACATGTTCAAACCGACTTGCGGCGTTCCGTTCTTGTCGGTGTATGCCTTTGGCACAAGGCGACCGCGGACGAATATCTTGCATCCACGTTTGAGATATTGGGTCAAACTGCCGCCGTCACCATACCACAAAACCGACACCCATGTCGTTGTTTCGACATTCACGCCGTTTGCGTCCTTGTGCTTCTCTGAATGTGCCACGTTGAAAGAAACATATTTCTTTCCGCTGAACTCCTTGATTTCGGCATCATTGCCGATGTTTCCGATAACTTCAATCTGTAACATGATCAATATGAATTTAAGAATTAATAATCTTTGTTGTGAAGGTATGGTCTTGTCTCATTGTACTTCATCTTTTCCTCGATGAAGAAGAAGATGTCGATTCCCAACGACTTTGACCATCCGATGATGTAATGAACCGCGAATGCGATGCGCTTCTCAATCGCGATTGTTTCCTTGCACAAGCCTTTGCACAAGCCGAAGGCGTTGTCGGTGAACTTGAACTTCTCGAACGCTCTGTAATAGCGACAAGGGCGCATCACCGTGAAGTTGATACCCAGTTTCCCGGCAATGTCGAAAAGATAGATGGCAACGTCCGCAAGTTCGTCTTCGACCGAATCCTTGATGAAACGGCGGAATGCGCGTTCCTTCTCCTTTGCGTCTCTAAATTCAGAAAGGCGCGCGTGCTTCTTGTCTCTGTCTGCTTCGACCGCTTCCGCAATCTCTGCAATCACCAACATCAAATGGTGTTGGTTGTTTCTCTCCTTTTCCCACCATCCATGTTTGACGGCGTTTTCATGTGCTTGCGTTGCAAGACTGTTTAAATCTACAATTCTCATTTCTTTGTTCTTTTTATATTGTTTGTTTTGCCCGGTTACATTTTATCGTCAATCTCGAAGTTTATTGCGGCTACGTTCTTTTGAAGGATTCGCAACGCTGCTTCGATATGTTCATTCTTATCAATTACATCATTTCCGCAATACGCATCCATACATGCTTGCAGCTTCAAGATTAAAGGATTCTGAATGCTCTTCGTCTTCTTCTGAATCTTGGTTGCAATCAAGGCATCCATGCGTTTGTTGTGTTCCGCGATGAACTTGCACATCAATATTGAAATGTAGGCATCCGTTCGCATTTCGGCGTATGGATCATCCGGGAACTGCTTGCGGTATTGGTTTTTCACGCAATACCACAAGATGGTGAAGTCATTTTGATGAAGTTTGCAGAACTCTTCCGTCTGCACTTGGATGCGGCGAATGTGAAGCACATCCAAATCCTTCTTCAACAATGAGTTGTATTCCTCGCGAATCTGCTTCACAACGCGTGACAACTTCTTTGTCTCGGAAATGTGAAGGTCGGCGCATTGCTTCATCACCTTGTCGGCATACATCCATGCGATGTGTTCAATTACAAGCGGGACGAATGCAATCATCATGTTCTCTTCCCATGTGAAGGTGTTGAGCATCTTTCGCGTTGATTCGCGGACATCCTGCTTGAATTGCTCTTCTTCATTTCAACAATCCTTTCTTTTTGAAGGCTTCACCGCCGCACCAGTCGTGGCTTTCCTTCTTCTCATTATAGACACAACACTTTCCGACAAATTCTCCTTTGAAGTTGATGCAACGTTCACACGACTTCGCGTTTCTTAAAGTTGCATCCGCGATGGAAACGTTTGCCTTTGGATCAATTGCCTTGTTCTTTCGGATTGTTGCTCTTCTGTAAAGCGCGGCGAATCGGTTGAAAGCCTTGCTTTCCTTGATGTCGTACTCAGAATCGAAATAACGTGAATCAGTTGCGTCCGTCCACGTCTTGATGATTTTGTTTGCTAATCTGATTTTCATTGTTGCGATATTTAATGTTATTTGAACTTAATCACGATAAACTCCACCCCCGCCCATTCATCCGGGCACAAGCCTTTCTTTGCTTCTCCAATGGTGATATTCTCGATTTCCTTCTCGATGCTCTGTCGTGTCTTGGAATAGCCCTTGAAGAATCGAACATGCGTGAAGTGGATGAACCTTGCGGTTTTCTTTCCAAGCAATTCTTTTAACTTGGCATTGCTTATAAAGATGTCAAACTCCGGGGAAACTCTAACTTTGCGGTATTCTTCACTATCTTCGGATTTCGCTTCGACAAGACGGTTTATCCAATACGCCTTTATTACCCGGTATTCTTCGTTTTTCTCGCCGGATGCAATCATGTCATACCATTTGTTGGAGACAACGAGATTCAAGACCTTCTTTTCCATAAGCTATTTATTTTTAAGACATGGGCAACTTGCGGAATGAGTGCAACAAGTTTCGCCGTTGTCCGTTACGAATATAATATAATCATGCCCCTTTGAAACGACCGTGATTGACTGCCCTTTCAAATGATTCTCTTCTTCACCCTGCTTGTATGTCCAACAGAATAAGGCATAAAGCCCAATCCCGGCAAGGACATAAAACACAAGGTTCAACAACAATGTTGCGAACGTGTCCATCACTCGCAAAAACTTTCCATCCATATTTTTATTAATCTAGTTTGATATGAAAATAATCTTCCAAGAAGCGTTTGTGAAAGCCTTCTTCGTCCTCAAAGAATCCGTTCTTGCTTTCATTCCATTTGGTGTTGGATTCAAAGAATATCTCGCGGCATACCCATTCATACACATTCTTGAACACTTGACTTGTCTTGCATCCCGGATGTGAATCAAGGTACATTTGGGCGTTCCTTACGTATTGGCGCAACATCTTCGGGTGCTGCATGAAGGATTCGATTCTTCTTCGCTTCGACATCAGCGGACAACACATACACCCAAGGCGGCGTGAAATGTCGATTGTTCCATCCTCGCGGTAATATAGCGGGTGCAACTTGATTCCGCGTTCCTTGACGAACTCCAGTTCTTCGGCATCCGTCCAATCCAGTATCGGAAGGATCTGTTGTTCCCGGATGTCCTTTGTCTTATTAAACACCCTGCAAACAACCGGTTCTTTGTAGCGTTCGGCGCGCTTTCGGGATTCCGCGGTTCTCACACCGATGACAACGTTGTAAAGAACCGGGTATTCCTTCAATGTCGAGCAACAGAAACGATAATACCGGTTCGGGATGCCCTTGTCGCGCATCATCTTGAAGAATGATTCCTTCGGTCTCATTATCTCCACGCCGTTTTCCTCGCAATGCTTGATTGTTCCCGGCGGGTCGATGGTCGTGCATTTATAGATGGCGCGGTATTCAACACCGGACATTCTCACAAGTTCGAGAATCACATCCGAATCCTTGCCGCCGGAATATGCAACTTCAATCGGTTGCCCCCCCCACATCTTCACCGACTGAATCAGACGGACGGCGCGTTCAACTTTCTTCTGCAAAATTGGATTCATTTTCGTATCTTTATTGTTTAACACTTAATTATTAATCTTCGGGATCACTTCTTCCTTGTCTCCGAATCCGCAATGAATTTCCTTGAAGGCAAGGTGAAGGACATCATACATTCTTCCGGTCACATACAAGACGGCGAAGTTGAAGGAACTGTCCGTTCCGTCAATTGTCAATATAGGAAACGGCGTTGCCGCCGAATCAATCATCGACATGATGTCGGTGTCACACCTTTCGGTGAAGGTTTCCTTGATGGCTTCCATCAGTTCGGAAAACAATTCTTCGCCAATGGCATTCTTAATCTTGGTTTGGTTTCTTAATGCAAATCTCATTTTCCTTCTCCTTGATTATTTGGGCGCACTTTTCAGCCAGTTCGCCAAATTCCCTATTATAGACTATCTCATCGTTGTACTTCTTCAAGTAGTGCAACATTGTTGTATGGTCGCGGTGAACATACCTTGATATTGCCACCAAGCGCATCTTGAACTTGCGGCAATGGTAAACAAACAACATCCTTGCATAACATCTTTCACGACACCGGCTCTTCTCGGAAAACTCCTCGATTGTCAATCCGGTGACTTGCGCGACCGCATCTTCAACAAGTTCGGCGATTTTGCGGTTTGCGTTGTCCGAAACGATGTCTTGGTACATTACCGGCTTTCCCAGTTTCCGGGCGATTGTGCGTTCAATATCCGCCTTCTTTGACTGTCTCCAGTTGTCGAGCATGAGAACACCATCACACCCGGCAAGCGTTTCAACCTCTTGCCCCAATCTCTGTGCGAACGTTCCGGATTCCGGATCATCCGTGAAGGATGGAACAACCGGTTCAAGGTTCAAGGATTCAAGAAGGCTTGCGGCGTTCAAGAATTTCTCTCGGACATCTTGCGGTTTCAAACCGATTTGTTTTCCAATTATAAATATCTTCATGTCAAAGTCTAAGTTTGTTATTTGTCTGTTTGCCTTGAAGGTGGTTACACCATGTTCGTGTTCCACATCTTGCGGCGGTCACGACCCTTGATTTCAAGGTTGTTGCACATCTGATTCAATCTACTCGCCACGCGGTCGCCGTATCTCTGAATCAGCTTTTCGCCGCCCATCTTCAAGTTTGTCGTGATGAAGGTTAGTTCGTCCGAACAATCGCCGCGGTATTCCACAAGCTGCCTTATTACGTCAAGGCGGTTTCCCATGTATAGGGATTCCGCCGGCTCTTGCCCGAAATCTTGTATTCCCAACATCGGCATCTTCTTGAACCCAATGATTGAACCGGTTTCAACATACTTGTCGCAAATGTCATCGGCGCGGGCAATGTTCCATATCATCGGACGCGGACGTTCATCATCGGCAAAGGAAATCCCGAAATTGCGTGCCATGGAATATGCAAGCATGATTTCAAGACACCACGATTTCCCGCTTCCGGTGTTGCCGGCAAGATAGATTCCCTTTCGCAAGTCGCCGGGCATCGGTTGATGCGTGAAGGGATTGATGCACATGAACTTTTCATCCCCATGACACCATCTTATAAAGTTCTCGTATGCAAAGCGGTTCTCGGAATCAATCACGAATCCCGGATTCCTTGCCTTTCCGATGGCTTCAACAAGTTTCAATGAACTCTCGATGTCGTAATCTTCGCCAATGTAGCGGTAACGCGTGAAGTCGTTGAACAAACCGCGTTGTTTCACGGCATTGATGATTTTTGAAATATCCGGCATTTCGTCCTTCACTTGCTTCTCAATGCCATTTTCTGTTATTGTCTTTTTCAGTTCCATTCGTCATTGCAATTTTTATTGATTAAACTTTGTTGTGCGGGCGTTGTTGCCCTTCCGCCGGAATATCCGGATTGTTTGCGTTGCCATGTTGCGACCGCCGCTCTCCATTTCTGCATTTTGTTCTTGCCAATCATCCATCCCTTGGATTCATAGAAGGCAACGAATTGTTCTGCATCAACCGAATACCCCTTTTCCTTGACGTATGCGGCAACCTCTTCAACCGTTGGCGGCTTGAAATAGGTTCGTTTCTTCTGTTCTTCCGGCTTCGGAACATCTTCCGGAATGTCCGGTTTCTGTTCTTCCGGTTGTGGGAACAAACTCAATTCCTCTTTTGCCGGTGGATGGCTTGCGGTTTTCCGGGATTCCGGATTTTCCGGTTTTTCCTGCTTCCTGCTCCATCTTTGCCTTGACGCGGCTTTCCGGGCATCCGACACCTTCTTCGTATTATCAATCGTTTGCCGAATGCGAACCGACCAAAACACATTTCCGTCATTCTCAAACAAATCGAAATCATTGATAACACTTTCGACAACCTTGAAGTCGGTGAAATAGGCAACCGAAATGTTTCTTGCAATATCCAAAGGCAACTCACCGCCGTTTTGGTATAACATTTCAACGATTATCCAATAAACGCCGATTCCAACCGCACCATGCTTGGTGATTACGCTCTGCAACTTCATGTCGTTGCGTGCGTTATAATCATGTCGAAAATACGATTTCTTCATTGCTTTTAAATTGTTGATGGAATCCCCGGAAAGAACCGAATGAGATTATTTTTGTTTTATGATTCCGGGGATTCCAGTTGTTAACGATTACTACTCTTCAAGGATGGCGATGTTTGGCGCAATCTCCTTGATCTCTTCCAACTCTTCGTCAATAGCCTTGTCGCAATTGTCCTTCAAGAAGGCGATGCGTTCCAACTTATTCTTGCATCCCTTCATCACTTCCTTCATGTCCATAACTTATATACTTTAATCGTTCAACAAAAAGACCTCATTGTACAAATCCACATACTTCTTTCCGAACGCTTCGGCGCGCGATTCCGATTTGAAGCAAAGCCGAGAACCGAAATACGCATACGCATACGAAGCCGTACTATCCGTATTCGCACAGACGAACCCCGCAGCTTCCTTGCTATATTCAAACCACGGAAAATATTTCCATTGTCCTTTGTTCGAGAAATCCGGTACGAAACCATCCTCTTTGTTCCACTTTTCGGCGATGGTGAACAACTTGTTGAGTGCAATCAACGCCTTGATGTGTCGCGGATTGGCGTTTCTGATAAGTTGCGCCAACGAATCAAAGTGCTTCGCGGCTTCATCCGATGTCACCTTGAATGAATCCAGTTCCTCGCGGGCATCCTCGAAATCCTTCTCGATGCCGCCGTTGTCTTCCTTCTTATCCTCAACCTCGACAACATCCATCGTGAAATCGAACGGCGACAAACCTTCCTCTTCTGTCAATCCGTGTAACTCGTTGTATCTGTCAATCTCCTCGTTCATGGCTTCGATGGCATCAACCTTTGCATCGAAAAGGTTTTCAAACTTTATCTTGTCTGAATCCTTGCAAACTAACTTATATTTCTTCATATTCTTAAACTTTAAAATGGTTCTTTATTAAATTCTATATTCATGCCCTTGGCGGCGATGATGACGTTCTTCCCGGTAACTTCCCCGACTGCCTTCTTGAACTCGCTTGCGTTGCTATTATTCGCCGAAAGGTGAATCAGAAGGATGTTGTTCACACCGCTCAAATCATTCGCCTTCAATGTCTCGATACATGTATCAAGGGACATGTGACTTTTAACGGTTCTGTTTCTCAACTTTTCCGGAACAACGCCGCTTGCGATGTTGGCATCAAGGATGTTGATGTCGTAATTGCATTCCAACATGATGTTGCTCAATCCCATGAAGGTTTGCTCCAAGTAATATGTGTCGGTGGCAAACAAAACCGTGCCGGTTTCCGGATGATTAATCAGATAACCGAAAGGTTCGGCGGCATCATGTTTCACCTTGAACGGCATCACCTTGAAGTTACCGAAAGAAAACACCTTCAATGCTTCCACGCGCTTCACAAGATGGTTGCCGGACAACTTCAAGGCTTCCGCCGTTCCGTTCGACATGGCAACCGGGATGCAATACTTCAACGCTTCCGGAATGCCCTTCGAGTGATCACCATGTTCGTGACTGACGATGCAACCGGCAATCCTGCCAACATCGAAGTTCATTCCTTCAAGTACCTTGCGGAAGGAAACGCCGCATTCAATCATCAACGTTTCCTTTCCGTTGTCTAGAAGATAGCAATTGCCGGCGGAACTGCTTCCGAGAATCTTCAATTCCATGTCGTTCACGCCTTAGAATCCCGGATTGTCTTCCTTATTCTCGCCTTGCGGCTGATTGCCGGCGGCGGCATCCTCACCAGTACCGGCGGCATCCCCGGCATCCTTGATTTCCCCGGTTTCGGTGTCAACAACGCCCATCGTTCCCGGATTGTCACCTTCCGGCGCGCCTTGGTCGAAACCGATTGCGGTTTTGTTGGCGTTGGCATCCTTTTCTTGTCTCAACTCATCTGTGACATCGGTGTAATCAATGTTCTCGCGCAACTCATGGATTTCTTGATTCTCTTCCACGGTACGCATACCCATTGAGATTTCCGGTGCATAAACGGATGTCCACCATGACGCGGCGCGGTACATCAACATCTGCTTCGGCATTGTCTGCCATTTTGAACCGCTCTTCATGTACCAACCTTCTTGAATTGCCATTCTGATTGAAATCGGCGATGATTCAAGAACATCATCCGACCCCTTCTTCTTGGTGAAGGCAACGCACACCAAATCTTCAACGTTCGTTCCGTCAAACTCCTTCTTCTGTGCTTCCTTGCGATGTGCTGACTGATTCCAAACGTATTCAATATATTCAACCTTTCCCAAGTTTCCGTTCTTGATGAACTTGAACTGCAAAGGCTCGAATCTGCCGCAAGTGTTCACGGTGGCAATGAGGAACTTTGCCGACCATGAAGGGCGACCATAGATGACAACAAGGTTCTGCATCACCATCAAAGGGCTTGCACCGATGCGGTTTGCCACTTCAAGTGCAATCATGCAATTGGCAATCGCCTTGTTCTGTGCGGCGGCGTTCTCCTGCTGAATCGCTGCAATCTGACCTTCGTTAGCCCCTGCCGGAATCATCTTCAACACCGGCTTGTAAGAATCCGGCACAAGGTCACTTGAAGCGAACATCTTAGAAACTCGCTGCATTGTCTCAAACTGAACCGGGTCGAAAAAGTTGAATGCGACCGGCATGACATTTTGGTTGGATGTCTGAACCACACTTTTGTTCTGTTCCATTGTTACGATGTTTATTATTTAACTACAATCTCTTTGTCGTGCGAAACGACAAGGTTTATTATCTGACTATCTGTCGGAATCAAGTTGTTCACGGATTCGCGGGAATCAATGAAAATCGGCGCGCTCACGTTGTAGAATCTACAAAGGGCGTTGATGATGTCAAGACCGGCGTTGATTCTTCCGGCGGTGTTGGCAACAAAGAACGGAATGCCGTTCACAAGCGGAACGCATGTTTCAACCGCGTTTCCATCAAGGGTGTAATCATACAACTTGAAGGTGACATGCGTGAACAATCCGTTGATGCGGTTCTCGCATTCGTTGATTTTCGCCTTGGTGAAACCTTCCATGATAAACTCTTCCTTCTCGTATTCCGCAATCTTAGCCGCGAGTTTCTTTCCGGATTCTTCCAGTTCCCCGATTGCCTTGTTGCCCTTCTCGATAGTGTCCTTCGTTGCAAGTTCCGCGCGCTTGTTGTCGCGTTCCTCAACCAACTTGCGCTTTTCCTCGTTCAAGGCGGTGTTGTCAACGTTTGGCGAAGTTCCTTCCTTGGCAATTGTCTTGTGGATCTCTTCGTACTCATTCTTTAACTTCACCCATTCCTCGATGGATTCCGGCTTCACCTCTTCCGGCTCAACTGCCGCACCGAGACCGTTCAACTTGGCAACGGCGTTGTCTGATTCCGCCTTGGCATTATCCAATGCCTTCTGTGCATCGGCGATGGCTTTCTTGGTTTCGGTGATGCTCACATCCACCTTGGCAACGAATCCCTTGTATTCCTGCCCCTTGGCGGTGATGCGGCTCTTCTCTTTCTGAACCTCTTCCTTGAAACTCTGTTCGGCGGTTGCAATCATGTGTTCCGGCAATGGCTGACCGCAATGAGGACAAATCGTTTGTCCGGTGTATGTGCGTGCGTTCTCCTTATGCCACATATTGCGCAAATCTTCCATCTTTGCCACATATTCGGCGCGCTTGCCTTCATGCTGCTTCAACTCTTCTTTGAGCAATGCAACCTTGCGTTCTGCTGACGTGATGGCGGTTTTCGCTTCATCAACCTTCTGTTCTGCTTCGCGGCGTTCTGCATTCTTCTTGAATGCGGCTTCCTTGGCGGCTTGCTTGGCATTGAACAAAACGTTGCTCTGCTTGGCAAGGATGGCGTTGCATTCATCCTTCTTCTTGCGCTCTGCTTCATACACCTTGCGTTCTGCTTCCGCCTTGTCTTGAAGTTGGGTGTCAATATCAAGAATCTTGGCATCCAGTTCCCCGATTTTCTTCTCGATGTCTTCCCAAACAAGAACCGGCGGCATCAACTTCTGTGTCTGATCAATGCGCGGCTGAATCTGTTCCAACTCATCCTTCGCCAATTTCTTCTTGGCGGCAACCTCTTTCTTGTAGCCTTCCATGTCCTTACCGACAAGTTTTGCAAGAAGGGCGGTGTATGCGGCGTTACCTTCGGCAATCTCCGAATCGCTGATTGTCCCGGCAAGGGCGAAAAGCTGCTCGCGCTGCTTCTGCCATGGCATGGAAGCGAAATACAAGGGATTCGTGATAATCTTGAAGAGACCATCATCCACGATTCCGTTCACGTATGCCTTGTATTTAGTAACCGGCATCGGAACACCATTCACGGCGCATTCGGTATGGTTGCCCTTGAATATCTGCTCCATCTGTCCGCGCGGCTTCACCCAATCCTCAACAAGGGCGCGGCGCAACTTGATGACCTCACCATCAACAACCAGTACTCCGGTGACTTCTGCATTTACATGCTGCAATGGCTTACCATCAACGATTGTCTTGATTTCATAATCCTTGCGTTCCATGACATCCTTGCCGAAAAGAAGCCACATGAATGCATCGAAATGTCTTGACTTGCCAAGACCATTGTCACCCATGATGGAAGTTTCCTTCGCATCAAATTCCGTTGTTCTGTTCTGTTCACCCCTAAAATTCACAAGGGACAAACTTTTGAGAATGATTTTTTTCATATCTTTTGTAAGTTATATTAAATAGATTCATTACTTTTCGCTAGCGACAAAGCCAAATCAGCATCAACGGTTATCATCCTGCCGCATTGCGATATTGCCTTGTTGATAACTCCACTTTTCTTTATCCGGTTTGCCGTTGTCGTGCTGCAATTGAACAATTGCGCTATTCCGGCGATTCCATAGACAAAGCGTTTCTTCGTTTCCTCTTCCTTGCTTTCCTTCTTCGGGGCATCACCTTCCGGGGATGATGATGTTTCGGCGATGGATTGTTTGAGCAAGGCAAGAAATTCACCCGCCGTTAACTGAAACAATGGCTTCTGCAAATCTAGTTCGTTCATTGTAGGATGGCTTTAAATGTTATTCTTCATCCGGGATGTGGATTTCACTTGCCATCTTGACGGCAACCGCGAGATTCGCGGCGGTTAGAAGGAACAACAAGAACGATGCTTCACATGCTGCCAACGCTCCAAAGAAGGACAACACAACGTAAGCCACCGACAAACGTTCCTTGACTGACAACTTCATCAATCCACTCTCGACCCAAAAAATTCTCTTGATTTCTTTCATTGTTGCGAAATTTTAAATTGTTAGTTACTGAAAACCGAATGTTGCGGTGTCCGGCTCGTTCTTTCTCGACCTTCGCGCCCTGCTGCAAACCCTTGTCGTGCGAACCCTTGCGTTTGACATCTGAACTTGTTGTTCCATCCCGATGATTTCCGGAATCAGCAACGCAAGAAGGATGATCGCCATCAACTTTCGTTTAAGCGGTGAAAGGCTGAATGGAATGTGAAAGGACGTGCAAAACCACCATGCGGACAATTCGGTTGCCTTCGTTACACCTACCTTCTCGAAGATGTTCCGGCAATGATTCTCAACGGTTCTTTCGGAAATGAAGCATCGTGCGGCGATTTCACACTTGCTTGCACCCCACGCCAATAATTCGGCGATTTCCGCTTCCCGCTTGGTTAGTTTCTCATCTGTGTTCATATTACACTACGCCCCAAACTTCCTTGATTCCATACTTGGCGAATGTCTCTTCAATGGCTTTTGCTTCTGAAACCTTGGGTTCGACAACGCCCTTTACTCTGTTTAGGAATGCCATTCGTGAAGACAATCCCAACTTCTGCATAAGTTCTTTCTTGACCTTTTGGATGTCGCGGTTCTTGACTTGCGACCATCCCAACTGAAATGCGAATTGTTCTTTGCTCATTGTATTCTTGATTTTGTGGGCGACACGATGCCGCCCGGATTCAACATTCTTCTGTTACTCGCAATTGATGAAGCGAACGGAATCATTCTTCGTTTTCTCGTTCTGTGCCATCCAACCCATGTCGTATGACCAACCATCATCGTTGCGATTGTACCGAAACCATTTGTCATAGATGCCGGATTTGCAATCTTCCATGCCCTTGACGTAATCATGTCGAAGTTGCTTCATTGTTTCCTTCTGTCGCTCTTCGACTTCATTTACCAATTCTTCAAGTTTCATATTGTTGCGACTTTTAATGTTAATAATTCAAATTTAATTTTGCGTATTCGGATAAATGACGTATTTTTGCTATTTGATAGCATTCAAAAAATGCTTATATTTGCAGTACAATAGTATTGTTTCCGTTTACGGGTGCAAAGATACGAAAGATTTCCGGAAATCATTCATATTTTCCGGAATATTTTCGCTTTAGCTGTGTTAAATATTGTATAAAAATAGATAAAATATTGATTATGAGCGATTTAGACATTAAACAACTTCGGGCTGATTTCGGCTTAACACAAGCCGAATTAGCGAAACTTGTTGCAGTTGACCCGAAAACCATTCAAAATTGGGAAAATGGGAAAACTATCCCGGAAGGTCGATACGCACAAATTCGAGAAATATTTCGTTCACTTAAACCTTCACAATTCAAGAAGGTCGATGTTCGCGCGGTTCGCGAAAAGCTAAACTTGAAGCAAGAAGAACTTGCAACAATGTTGGGCGTTCATCTGCGAACAATTCAGAATTGGGAATCCGGAACAAAGATTCCGGAAGCCAAGGCGACATTGATTCGTGAACTTGAAGGGAAATCAAAAAACGCCCCTTCTCTGAAACCGCACAAGTACTTTGGCGGCGAATCCTGCGAGCAACTGGAATCTGCGACCATCGTTCCGTTGATTCCAATATCAGCACAAGGCGGGTCGTTGAACGACTTCACCGCATCGGTGATGGAATATGACTGCGAGAAAGTATTGTCGCCAATCCGCGATGTTGATTTCGCGATGACGGTCTCCGGGGATTCCATGTCGCCGGAATACCCTTCCGGATGCCAAGTGCTAGTGAAGCGAATCAACGAACGCGCCTTCATTGACTGGGGAAAGGTTTTCGTGCTTGACACCATCAACGGAACAATCATCAAGAAACTCATGCCGGTGGAAGGTGATCCGGAAAAGGTGACTTGCGTTTCCATCAATCCGGAATATCCATCGTTTGAAGTCGGATTCGAGCACATCCGGGGTGTTTATCGCGTGTTGATGTGTATGTCTTTGAAATAGTGAAAAGGGGTCGAAAAAGGGTCGATGATGCAATTGCATACAAAAAACGATGCAATTGCATACTTTTTTCGATGCAATTGCATATTTCCTAATATAATAAGGTGGAAAATGATGCAATTGCATACTTTTTTCGATGCAATTGCATTCACTTGCAATTTTTGAAAGAAAGAACGAAAAAAAGAAAAGAAAAATTTCCCCCAAACCCCTTTATAAAGAAAATAAATAAAAGAAAGAAAAAAAGCTCTCTCAAAACGCGTGCGCGAGAAATCGAAATTTTCACCGTAAAAATCAAAAATTCAACGTAAAAACATGGAAGAAAAGAAAAAAGAAAAGAAAGTTGAAATGAAAGAAATCCGCGTTTCCGACTACTACGGAAACACAAAGTATTACAACGTCATGCCATCGGCGATTTTCGATGCGCTTGAACTTGCATACTTGAAGGGCGAAGAAACTTGCAAGGTAGCCGCAAGCGACTTCGACAAGATGGAAAGTGACTACCAACAAGTTTAAAAGGCTGCAAGAATGAAGAAAGTCATCACGCATGAATTGTTGTCCATCCAACGCCGTTTCTTCGATGTGCTTGACATCCTGCTTTCGTCCGGGGAAATCAAAGGCGGCTTGAAAGGCTTCTGCGAACTTGCCGGATTGAACCGCGTGAAATACTCGCACATACGTTCGGCGTTGGATGCGCCATTGGAAGAACGCCCGAATGGTCAAAGTTACCGGGTCATCGACATCGAAGCCCTTTCTTTCCTCTGCCGCGAATACCGGGTATCTTCCGACTGGCTTCTTCTTGGTCGCGGTTCGATGTTCGTTCAACCCACCACCCGAAGAAGGAAGAAGAAGCCGGAAAATTGAGAAATTGAATAATAAACATTAAAACGCAACAATGCACATCAAAAGAAGCATCCGTTTCATCCTGCACAACCGCAAGGCGGCATCCGGCAAGGAAAAGCCGCTTGCCATCCGCCTTCGCGTTGCCTACAACTGCAAGTCGCTAGATGTCGCAACCGGCTTGCATTGCCTTCCCTCTGACTGGGACGGCGAAACATACCGGGTGAATGCCACCGACACCGAAGCGGAATCCAAGAACCGCGTGATTGACGATTACGCGCACACGATGGAAGACATCTTCATCCGGTATGAACTGATTGAAAAGCGAATCCCCACCACCGGCGAACTGAAAGACTTATTCCGCGACATGATGGGGAAACCGCGCATCAATGTTCCAACGCCCGAAAATGATCTCTTTGAAGTCTTCGACAAGTTCACGGAAAGTTGCGGGCGCAAGAACCAATGGACGAAAGCCACCTTTGCCAAGTTTGAAGCGGTGAAGGCGCGCTTGAAGGATTTCGATGCCAATCTTGCCTTCAATGCCATTGACGATGACAAGATGAACGAATATCTTGAATATCTCAACCGGAAGAAGATGCGGAACACCACCATTGCGAAGAACATTTCGTTCGTGAAGTGGTTTTTACGTTGGGCGGAAATGTACGGTTATTACTCCGGACACGCCCACAAGTCATTTAAACCGCGCTTGAAGGGCGTAAATGGTGACGGACATGAAATTATATACCTAGACCAAAAAGAACTCCACACGCTTCAAAATTACGCGCCTACGGCAAACAAACAATACCTTGGGCGCGTCCGCGATGTGTTTCTTTTCTGCTGCTTCACCGGTTTGCGCTATTCTGACGTTGCCAAACTCACCCATGCAGACGTGAAGGAAGGCTTCATCGACATCGTGACAAAGAAGACCGTTGACGGAATCCGGATTGAACTCAACAAGCATTCACAAGCCATCCTCGACAAATACAAGGGCAAGGAATACAAGGGCGACAAGGTTTTCCCGGTCATATCGAATCAGCGCATGAATGAGTACTTGAAGGAACTTTGCGAAGTTTGCGGCATCGACACGCCGACAAAGGTTGTTTACTTCTTGGGCAACGAGCGCATCGAAGAGACCTATCCGAAGTTTGCGTTGGTGTCCACCCATTGCGGAAGGCGCACATTCGTTGTCAACGCGCTTCGCCTTGGCATCCCTGCCGAAGTGATCATCCGTTGGACGGGTCATGCCGACTACAAGTCGATGAAGCCCTATATCAAGATAGTTGATGAATTGAAGAAGTCGGAAATGTCGAAGTTCGATGATTTCTAGTTTTTTCATTTCATGTACGTACACGAAATGTACACGATTTTAAGTGTCATTTTGTGGTATTTCGCGGTATTTCGTCGAATGCCCGAAATTGCAAATCCCTAGTAAATAGGCGATTTTGGTTTTTTATGATACGGCGTGAAACCAAGGGTTCTAGTTCCTCCAGCTCCAC